CGTTACATCGTTTGTAGAGCCTTGACCTGTAAGAATAAGTCCCGCTGCGGCGGTATAACCTATAGCAGCATTGTCACTTGCCGCTGTATATCCTACTGCTGCCGCATCTCCTGAAGCAGTGTCTCCATCAGGCGTAAATGTAGCCGCAGTTAAGTCTCCAACAACATCCACAGCACCTGCAAAATTTACAGTAGTTGTTCCCGTAGGAATCTCAATAACATCTGCGTCAGCGTCATTCTTAATCGTTACATCGTTTGTAGATCCCTGCCCCGTAAGAATAAGTCCCTCTGCGGATGTATAACCTATAGCAGCATTGTCACCTGCCGCTGTATCTCCAGTGGCCTCGACAGTCGATCCCGTTATTACGCCCGAAGCGGTCAGTGCCGCGACCGTTGTCGTGCCTGTCATATCAAGGTCTACGAGAGCGTCCACTATCGCAGCGCCTGATCCGGCACCATCGGAGTACACTGCTTTAGTCTGACCAGTGAGGATTGTGACGTTCGCACCAGAGCCTTGGCTGATGATGATGCTCTGTGATCCAGAGGTTGCATTCTCAATGAACCACAGCTTGCTGACCGTGTTCGGCCCTATCGTGATCGTACAAGTGCTATCTAGGGTGCCAGTGTACTTCAGGAACAGAGAGCGGCCCGGATCAGTAGAACCATCAGCAATGGTCGTCGTGTGGGTGTCCGCATTGGTCGTGATAGCTTCTGTGCCAAAACTAAATGCTTCCGCTATCAACTCAAGGTTGGTGTTTGTGGTCGTGCCCCAAGTTCCGGCTTCGTCTCCAGTAGAGATTTCTTTCAGTCTGAGATCATTTACATAAGTTGCCATTTAAGCTACCTCTTGCCAATTTGATGATTGAATCATTGATAACCCTCAATTCATTATAGGAGTCCATTGAGGATCTTGACTAGGAACTATTTCGCTCCAAACTAAAGCCGTGCCGACCTGTCCTTCACAAGAAACTCCAGTAACCAAAACGTCAGCACCACCAATAGCAGTAACGCTACCGACTGAAATCGTCGAAGAAACCCCCGAAACGGCTTGGCTGTCGCTAACCGTAAACAAGCCAATTTGACCGGTTCCGGCAGCAAGAGGTACATCCTCTCCCCAGCCGCCACTACCCCAGCCTTGATTGGAGCTGTTCCACCCTTGGAATACAACAGTGACATTGGACACTTAATATTCTACGCAATTCTTATGATGGCGTTGCTTGAATCTGCTGTAGGAAAGGTGATAGTAAAATCGCCAGCAGAAGATGTTTTGTCTGCGCCAAAGTCCAGTATACAAACGCTAGGGTCTCCAGAAGCGGCCTCATTAAAAATCATTGCGCCCCTTGCTGTCAGGGAAACTGAGCTGAATGTAAGATCGTTAAAATCTGTAAATCCAGTAGTCCCGGAGCTTGTTGGCGTTACACTTGTTAGAAACTCTCCCTTTGCAGTGTAACCGCTTCCGCTTGATTCTCCGGAACTTGTATAAGCAGTTGTTGCTGCACCCAAAGATGCGGAGCTTGTATACAAAGCAAGCTTAAACACATTGCTTGCTGCAGTAAAATTGTGTTTTGCTTCTAATAGCTCTTTTTTAAATGACGTACACATTGCCTGAGAAATGGCCATTATAAACTCCTTATTATGTCTGCTATTTCTGAATAGCCTTTAGATTCTAGCTCAGCAATCATTGTTGTTTTGTTGCTGCTGATTGCCTCTTTCATATAAAAAGAAATTACTTCTTTTATTTGACCCTTAAAGACTTCAGCTTGTTCAGAAATAAGCGGATGACTTTTATCGCCTACCGATATTATAGTGCTTGTTGCCCTGTCAGCCCAATGCTCTACAGGAAGCCCTTCATTGCTGGTTGTTATAACATTGACAGAGCCAACGTTTCCTACTGACATTTTAAACATTATCTAGCCGCCCTTACAGCACCGGATCTGTAGCTGTCTGTTGTGCTGTAACCCTCTCCGAGAGATTTAAGGTTCTCCAAGGCTTCCATGTATCTAGTATTATACGCCTGCATAAGCTCAGGATTCCCTTTCATAAAGGTATAAGCCTCGACAAGACAGCCGTAAAGCAAGCTGCTTTCTGCGTTTGTTCCAAGCCAGCTAGTGCCGTCTGCAGTTGTGGTTATAGAGTCTGGCTTATAAAAGTAATGAAGCTCTACAACATAATTACTTTGAGGGGTTGGTCCAACAATAAAGCTAGTATCAGAAAACAAGCTGTAATACTTCGGCACTCCTTGAGAAGAAGAATCCGGATAAGCTTCTCTAATAAAATTTACGTCCTTAAACAACAAAAACTCATAACCGTTATTATCAAGCGCAAAAGAGTACGGAGCCAAAAAGTCATCAGGAAGAGTTACATACTGATTTGCCCCTGTAGCTATGCCTAAAGAGTTTTTTCTAAAGTCAGGGAGCTGAACAGCTTTTAAAATCCTATCTTCTGCCTGCGTAATAATTACAGGCAAGTTGTTAACAAACGTTGTTTCGCTATTCTGAGTATAGTCCTGAATAGCCTGCTTAAGTGTTGTAAACGTCCAAGCCATCAGGTCACCACCGTTACGTTGCCTATTTCACCTGTAATATCTAACCCAACAGTTCTGCTGCCCAAAGCTGTTACGCCACCTCCAACAGGATCCCATGAAAAAACTTGCCGACTCTCATCTAAGGATTGATCTGGCCTAGGGTTTCTTAAAGCCTGCGGATCATCTACACGAACTTTTCCCAATTGAAGTTGGGGTTGATCTTGATCTACAACGTCTTTACCAACAAGCAATCCTGTGGGTCTTTGGTTAACAATCTGCTGAACCAAATCTTTTTTAGGATACCTAAACCCAGTCCTGTCGCAAAATCCAAACGCATATTTCCCGCTAGCGTAACTCAAAATTTATACCCTCCGGGAGAGATAAACAAAGAAGCCTTTTCTCTAGCTGCATCGGAGGCTAAGTCCCACTGCTCTTGATACTCTCCCTTCAACAGCCCTGCTCTATCTGCTGCTTCTGGGTATTTAACTGACAAGTTATAAGCTAGCCCTGCAACAAAACAAGGAAGGTATCTGGCCGGGATGTCCATGTTATTGCTTGCAGGCTTTCCTGAATCTTCAATACGCTCCATGTAATAATAACCGAACGTATACGTCTCTTGCCCGTCAGGAGTTGGCCAGAGGTTTACTGTAATTCCTTCAGGCGCTCTTTGAATGTAATACTCCAAAGGTTTTGCCTGAGTAAGTTTATTAGACAAATGAGAGTACTGGCTTATTGATATTCTAGACATGCTCTGATCAAACTGGCTCTGAGTATCCCCTGAGTCTGTTCTAAGAAAAGCCTCTACGATATCAAATATTTTTCCATCCAAGGTGTAGGAATTGGTTCCTTGAGTTAAAGCTTGGGTGCCAAAATTTACTGTCCACAGATTTAGCCCACGGTTCTGCCATTCAAGCATAAGAAGATCAATGCTTCTTCTAGCAGTCTTGTAGTCATAACCGTTTCTAAGCTCTAGGCCAGCTCTTTCAAAAGCCTCTTCAATGGCCTCGCCAAGATCTAGGTTAAATGAAAATGATCCGCTAGTAGCCATTACACAAATCGACCTCTAGTCTTTCCTCTGTCTGAAAACTTTAAACCCATTGATTACCTCCAAAATTTTATTTACGAGACTTTGCACCTGAACATTTCCAGCGTTTGCGGGACAAGTTGTTGGGGGTGTTAGGGTCATTTTGTTTCTTTTTAGGTAAACGTTTTTTGATACCCAAGCTTCTTGCACAGTAACTATCGCCTTTAGAAGTGCCCGGTTTAACTCTAGGGCCACCACCTTTTGCCTTGCCTGCCTGACCATAGCTAATCTTCTTACCAGTAGAGGTTACTTTGACTTTCGCCTTCCCTTTTGCTGGTTTTCTGGTAGCCATTATCTATGCCTCGCAGTCTTCTTGGCTATTTTCTTTGGCTGCTTTGAATGCTGCTTACCTTTCTTTGTATCCGATCTTTTCTTTTTAGAAGTTGCCGCATACTCTTTGTCAGTCAAAGCCTTCCTAGCTTTCTTTGGAAGATACCGTTCACCTGTGGCCTTCTTGCCTTGAGTTGAAGGCTTTCCAGACTTGGTTCCCCATTCTTCCTTAGTCCACTTCTTAAGGCTTTTTTGTGACTTCTTTAGCGCCATCAGTCTTTATATCCGCCGCCAGCATCCTTGTATCGTTTAGCAAGCATTTGAGCTTTTCTTGCCGACCATTGGCCGCTACTTCCGCCTTTAGATCCGGCCTTAATTTCGCTAAACAATCTTTTTCTTAAAGCTGGCTTTGTATAATTGCCAGCTTCATTTACTTTAGACTTAGCTTTTTTCTTTGCGGCCATTAACCGTAACTCTTACTTACCTGCATAACGATGCTATAAACATCGCCGCTGCCTGCGCCTACTGTCGTAAACGAAATGTCGCCGGTTTTGCCTGCTGCAGAATTATTAGGTATTCCTGTAAATCCTGTAAAGTCCAAAGTGTCTGACCAGTCAGACTGAAGCTGCCAAGCAAGGACATCAGTCGTTGCGTCAAAAAATATCTTTACGCCCATGCCGATAGTAACGTAATAGATCTGCTGGATCGTTACGGAGGTGCAAGCAGCGTTAGTCATAGGGTCAGGTGAAAGAGCAGATGCATCTATCTTTACGACAGCTGACTCTCCACTTCCATCAGAAACATTAGTAAATCTAAAGATAGCGGTTTTGCCGTCATCTTGAATAGTTTGCGTTGCAACTGCATCAGCCATTTAACCGTCCTCACTGTAATTGGTGAGATGGCTGACCTGAGCCAGCCTCCTCATGTTAATTTTACTGATCACCGAACGCTGGAGCAGTTGCGCCAGTCACGCTACCAAATATCTGATAATTAGTCGCGTCTATACCCATAATAGTTACATCAAAGCCAGCGGGTACATTGATCTGTATCTTGCTGTTTGAGTTACCATCAGAGAAAACCGCACTAACTTCATTGTCAGTATCAAGGAATGTTAATCCGCCAATGAAAAAGTTAGCATTCGCGGGAGTAACGATAATTGCATCAGTTGCATCAGCCGCTCCGCCCGCATAAACAAAACGAAACATAGAGCCTGCCACAGGTGCTGGCAATGTGTATGTATTGTCTTGACCGCCATCTGGAACAAGGATAACCCTGCCGCTGTGGGTCGCGTTGGTGAGCGTTACGTTTGCATCAGCAAGGCTAACGGGGGCATCACCTACAGTGACTACCTCGGTAATAGCGCCTGTGGTGGTGTTTTTGCTTACTGTTTTAAATGTGCTTTCGGAGCGTACTGCTCCAGTAAATGTAGTAGTTCCCATGTGATTTCTCCTGTCTTGGGATTGTCAGTGTTTCACATGAAACATCTGTCAGGAAATATTATAACAAAAAGGGGGCTAATGCCCCCCTTAAGTTTAACTTGAGCCGGGAGACCCGTAAACTCCGAGCGGATCAGAAACTCCGAAAGAGTAACGTTCACGCGCTTTGTAGCGCACGTTACCTGTATCAAAGTCACCGTCCATCGAGGTTTCGAGCGCGGTTCGTTCAAAGTGCTTCATACCATTAGGAATATCCGTAATGATAAAGAAAGCATTGCTATCAGTCAGATAGTGATTAACGCTGTAACCTTCTGGGATTGCGCCCATGTTACGGATGGCGTTAATGTCGTTGTCTGCCGTGCCAACTCGCTGAGTCGTTTCCAACAGACGATCTGCTGTAAACATTAAAGCGGGTGGGACAATCAAACTACGAGGACGCGCAGCAATTAACAAGCCTCTTTCATCGGTGAAGGCTGCAATATCAATAATTGCATTTTCCAAAGATGTTTCGTTGAGGTCAGCAGCCGTCACAGGACGGTTGTTGTTTTTGCCACCACTAACCAATGGATGGCCATCGCCACCAGTAACTCCATCACCAGATGCAGTGAACAGGTTTACACCGTCACCAGACTGGTAGCTATTGGAGAAGCCATTGTTAAGAGGGAATACCGACTTAACTTGCTTAGTGTATGCCATAGCGCGGGCAAGAGCTTTGGTATAACGAGCAGACAATGAGTCATACAAATTATCTTCCATAGCTTCTTCAGTAATACTGAAGCCCATAGCAATTGTCTCGTGGTTATAACGAGCAGTGAAAGACTCTTGTGCAGCGTCATAACTGATGGCAGAACCTTCAGCTTTGACTGGTGCAGCAGCGAATCCAGACAGTTTTACTTCTTCTTCGAAAGAACGATCAGAGCTTTCAGTCTCATAAATGAGAGTGTGCTCGTCTTCGTATTTTTCATACTCCAAACCAAATAAGGCATTAAGCCCCGGCAGGAGTTCTTTAAGCATTTGCGCTCTTGAAATAGCCATTACTTAATTCTCCTTATACGCCAAGCTTGGTTTCGTAAGCGTGACTTAAAGGCAGATAGGTCACAATACAGTCCGTGAAGGCATCGCCTACAGCACTGGTTGGGCCATCTACGAAGTCAACGATACGCAGTGGAAGTGTATTAGTCGTTGCAATAGAACCGCCATCTAAGGCGTTTCGGCTTCGACCGATTGAGGTTGATCCCGCAGTATTAACTGCTGATACGTTATTGCCCAATCCAGTTTGAGCGATTGCTTCGTCGCCCTGCATACGGAACAGTAACTTAGGATCATCAACAACATAAGCAACAATATCCGAAGCAGCAGTTGAAGCTGGGAAGTATTGAGCAAATGTTTTCTGGTTGGTGTTAGGGTCTGTGTAAGCACAACCTACAAAGATTCCAACGGTGCCAGCAACAACAGAGGTTGTTACAGCGGCTTTTTCAACAGTGCCGGCAGCAACTAGCTTTACGAAATCTCCGTAAAAGATAGCAGTACCATAACCACTTGCAATTTTGATGTGACGAACTTTGCCCGTAAACGAGCCGCTTGCACTCAAAGTATCAACTGGTTCGGCACCCATAGGGGTTGCAGTAGTAGCCATTATTGGCCTCCTTACTAATTAGAAGCCTCTCTTTTCGAGTTTAACTTCTGCCAAAAGTTGTTCTCGTATTTCGCTCAGGTTTCATAAGCGGCATACGAGGGTCATTTTCACGCAAGAAGTTGTTATCAACAGACTCCATCTGATTTGCTGCAACTTTTTCAAAGTGTCTGGTTCGTGATTTGATCTTCTCCGCAGGAGCTTTACAAAGTAACAAACCGCCAACTTCAACGTTGCCTACAAATCTTGAGTTCAAGTCTGACTGAAGCTCTAGCTCTGGATGATCTTCTGCCTTTACAGGAATCCAACCTTCTCTCATTGATCTAGAAACATTCGTATTATCAGCTTGACCTAGGATGCTAGTCCGAATCCAACGGAACGTCCAACCATCCTGTTCTGTGGGCGTAGGCAAAATTGATGCCGGAACCCAACTGTCATCTTGTCGATAGTGTTCTTCTTTTCGCGTGTCGCTTTCTCTGGGGGTGCGCTCAGTTGCCATTACCATTTCTCCTTTAGAGCATTTCGGCGTGTCGGGCATATTGTTCATTCGTTAACCCAAGTCTCTTGGCGAGGGCTACTTGGGTGGCCGTTAACCGTACTTTGCGCGGTTTAGCACCATTGTTCCTTGCGGAAGATGCTACCACCGTGGAGGCTCGATTAGTTGTCACGGTCGCGCTACGGCTATTTGTATCGCTTGAATCCAACCAATCGTAATCTGGAAATGCTGATCTTACCTTGGTGTCTATATAATCAAAATACTCTTTTGATCTTACGTCAACCCCTGATCGAACAGCCTGCGTGTGCGCTCCATACGCCAACGCAGTCATATCTTCATGGCCTTCGGCCATAAACCAATTATTCTTTTGAGCCCATTGCTCTGCCTCTGGTGTAACTTGAGGTTGAACTTGCTGCTGTGCAGCTACATTCTGAGCAGCTCTTCTTGCAATATCTTGTTGATAAGCCTGCTGCTGGTAAGCCTGAGTATTTTGAGACTGGGTATTTAAATTATTTCTATACCTTTCAATCTCAGCTATCTCAGATTGAGCCTTAAGCATTTGCTCTTGAGTATTTACTACGGCATCCGTATCGCCTTCTTCGTAGGCTTTTCGGTATCCGTCCTTTGCTTGTGCAAGATGTAGTTGGGCTCTTTCTCTAATCTGCTCAACTAAAGCAGCTTCACCTCTGCTTATTAAAGACTCTTGTTCTTGAGCTTTACTAGCATACTGCTGAGCAACTTTAACAGCTTCCTCTCGCATTCTTTCTGCGGATTCTCGCTGTCGGCGCTCCTCATGATAATCAAACTTAAGCTTGTTAAGCCTTTTCTGAACTTTGTCAGAATAGTCGCCAAGCTCCTCGTCATCATCTCCAGAGGACTGTGAAGCTTTCGCGGGTCTCCTGTCTTCTTGCGGACGGTCATCAACAATTTCAAACTCGTACTCGCTAGACTCAGAGCCCGTTTCAGCTTTCTTCTTTTTTCCGTGCGTAGTCTTTATGCCGAAAAATTTTTCTTCTGGGCTGTGGGTGTAATCTTCTTCAGGGTTTTGATCGTCTATTAATTCGCTCATGCTTTAACAATCCCCCTTGGATCTTCAACAACAGCTTCAACGCTATCGTCGTTAATCAACCTAAACTCTTTACCGTGAACTTTGAATCGAGTGCCTGAGTAAGACCTCATAATAATCCAATCGCCATCTTCGCAAAAAGCACCGGAAGGGAATCTATTAGCATCTGCATAACAATCTGGCCCCATTTTAAGAACCATACCACAGATAGAACCAAGCTCTTCTTCTTGAATAGTTTTCTTGGATTTAATAATCCCGCCATCATATTCTGAATCGGGATCTGGGAGCGCAATCAAAATCTTATAGCCTTTAGGCTCTGGAAGTTGGTTTGCGTTTCGAGACTCTTCAGTCTCTATTGGCTGAGCAGCTTCGCTCATATTCTCTCCTTGCATCAGGATAACGCCTGAAGTCGCTTGCACTAGGGAAACGCCTAGAGTCGTTATTGCGCTTTCTCGTATCGAGCTTTAGCGTCCAAGATTTCTCGCTCTGATTGAGCCAAACCTTGAATTACACCACAGCACTTAGCGTACTCTGAGTAATCTTTACATCCGCCACCAATCATGTGGTCGCTAATGTCATTCATTTGATCTCTAACATTTGACCTCAAATAGTCAAATATGTCTACTTCTTTTGTCATTTATTTCCCATAATGTCTTTTGCAACTTGAACGCCAAGTTTAGCGCCGGCTATCTGATCTTCTACGGCGATCCGCGCTGACTCCAGTTCTTCCTTGGAATTTGTCTCAGCTATCTTGGCTCCAAGCTTTGCCGTCTCTAGCCGTTCTTGTTGGTCCAATCGCTCTTTATCAATTTCGGATTTCATTGCAAGCTTCTGCATATCTAACTGTATCTTAGCCATTTCGGCTTGGGCTCGCTGTTGAACTTCTTGTTGTTTAATCTGAAGCTCTTGTTGTCGCATTTGAACAATAGGATCTTTCGCTTGCTGTAAAGCTTGCTGGGCTTGTTGTTCTTTTGCAGCCTTACCTGTTATTTGCGCCGCAGCAGGAGCTACCAATCTAGATATCCTGTATTCAATATCCTCAGGAAGATGCTCGTCTGGGGTTGGAAGCTCCACCCCAAGCTCTTTTTCTATTTCCTGTCTATACTTAAATGCTAAATGCTCTTGAACGTGAGCTGCCATTTCTGCCATTGCTTTCTTTGCGTTGGGGCTTTTGGCCATAATCTGCATGACTTCTGGATTTTCAGTTAAGCTCATGTGGGTTTGAATGTGAGCGTCATGATCTTGATAGATAAACGCTTTAACCGGCTTGCCGTTAATAATATCCATGTTTTCACTAACCGGATCGGTAGGCTTCATGTCTTTTTCTGTCGGCACAATCTTATCTGCGTCCTGAATGCCTAGAATATCTAGCATTTGACGATGCAATAATGGCATGTCGTACATTTCAGGAGCTTGAGCTGCCAGTTGTAGGGCCGCTTGGTACTGCATAATCCTTTGAGCCATTGTTCCTGCGTTAGGATCGCTAACAGGTATGATGTCTACGCGGTCATCAAAGTCTTCAGACACCAAATCATCGCTATCAGGGAGGTATGGGTACTTTTCTGGGCCAAAATCACGGACAAGTCCACTTAATATTCGCAATTCAACGCGCATGGAAGCGTGTAATCGGGCCTGAATGGCGCTCATTACCTTCATTGACCGCTCAAGTATGGCCAATGTTGTCCCAACAGGAGCTTCCGCGTTCATGTCGGCAGCTTTTACGTCCGCTGCAGACGCAAACCGCCTACCTTCCTCTACAATATCGCCCATTAACTGATATAAAACGTTGCTTGGCTCTTTGTAAGGCAAAAAGCTGATGTTTTCTGCAATGGATCCGCCCGGAACGTCCACATCCCGGAACTCTCCGGGCATAATTGGCGTATCGTCGCCTTTAATTCTTAACCCTCTGGCCTTAAGCCCTCCGGGAAGATTAGATAAAGTACCTGCGTCTACCAATTGACGGAGCAATGACGTAGCTGACTTAGCCAAACCGCCAATCATGTGAATTAAACCAAAACCGTAGAACCCTAATCCGGGAATGTACTGATAATGAACGAAATGCTCTCGCTTAGTTTTTAAATTATCGTCTTCATACCAGTTTCGGCGTATAGATAAAATTTCCCTAGACCCTAAGTCAATAGAAACAACGTATGGCAAGGCTATACCTGTAGGCTCTCCGCCTTCTTTGTCTTCAAATCCCGCAAGATCTAGATTTACCTGTATCTCTAAGATGGTATGCCTTGAATCAAGGTCATAGCTGGAGCTATCGCCAGTCAACTTGTTGTATTTTTCTTCTATTGGATCAACATTGTTAGAAGGCGCTCCAAGCTCTATGTCTTTATAGAAGCCTGAAACCTGAAGCTTACGGATTTCATTAGAGGTCCGCTTCATTATGTGAGTAGCTCTTTCACATGTTGTTAAATCAGATGCCCCATAGCTGACAACGAAGTCTTCCGCAGGAACAAACATGCTGCAAGGTCTGCCCATACTGGGGTCGTAGTAGATTTTTCTAAAGGCACTGCCAGCTAACGGCAAAGAAAACAGCATCTTCTCTGTTTCAGATCGATACTCCGTCATCTTCTCAGTAAGAAGGTAGTTTAAGTAGTTTTGAACTCTGTAAGCTTGCTTCTCTTTGTCGTCAGTCAAGCTTCCCACAACAGATGTTTTTACAGGACCGCTTGCTGGGAAAAGCTCTTGTATTGCTTGCGACTGAAATTTAATTACAGACTCAGACAGCAATGGATGAAAGACTCCGCAAGCGCCGTCCCACGGCGTTGTTCTATCTTCGTTCTTTAATCCAAGAAGATCTAGGCCGTCAACGTAGGCTCTTTCCCAGTCTGCACGACTTTCCTTATCTGATTTAAATTGCCCAACAAGATCAGATGCTATTACATTTAGCTCTGAATCGTTAACAATTTCAGCAAGATTAGCGTCATGAGGAAGCATTCCTAGCGATGCTAAAGTGCTTGCGTCAGGATCAAAATCCAGAATAACCCCGCCATCTTCTGTCTCAATGGAGACAGCCTCAGGGTTTTCTATTTCAATCTCAATGTCCCCTCCTTCTCCTATTAAAGGATTGGAGCGAAGAGTTCTATCAATAGCCATTAGCCATTCTTTCCAAAAGGCTGAGGCCTTGCTGCACCAGAACCACGGGCCATTGTTTTGCCCCCAGTCTTACCGCCTTTAGCCATGCCCTTAGTCTTACCGCCCATAAAGTAACCTTTAGTGCCCGGAACTTTACGACCAGCACTCATCTTGCCAAGGCCGTCAGCAGCAAAAAAAGGAACCTCTTTGCCTTGCTTATTGGTGGTCATTTTTAATTTACCGCCTTTAGCCATGCCTTTGGTTTTGCCGCCAACCATATAACCTTTAGTTTTTTTCATTTAATCCTCACTGTACAGATTGTTAAAAACCCGCTTTGTGTCATGAACATATTCTACATCGTCTTTCGAATTGTAGGTTCGCTGATTAGGCCTGAAGTCTGGAGCGCCAACTCCGACCTCAAACCAAGCTGGATGCGTAACTCTAACCCTATTGTTAGGTAACGCCACAATATTTCCCGTGTACTCTCCGGCATCAAGCAACTCTAGCACATGGCTTTGTTTGTGCTGTGCTGGATCATCCGCTACTTCATTATCGGTATAGTCTACCGTAAAATAATACTTTGCGGGATAAAACTCACCGTCCACTTTGGCCATCCAAGGCGCAGGGCTTGCTCTTTCTATCTGATAAACTGCATGGGTGTGAGACATACAATCCCAAGGCTGTGCTGCCCATACAGGTAATTCTTTAGGCCACTCCTCAAAAGGAGTGTCGCCTACCAAAGCGGTGATTGGCATCCTAGCCCACATTGCCCCGCCATGAACATTCTGCTGCTCTTCGTCATCGTAAGTTTCAGCGCCAGTAAAAATAACTTGGAAGCTTAGGCATCTCTTCGGCATGGTTGTAACAGCCACGACCATTGCATGCAAAAATTCTCCATGATACTTCTGATTGTTATGGGTGTATTCTTTGCGAACCCAACATTTAAAGTAAGGTATGTTGCTTTGTAAAAACGCCATTAGTAGTAGTTAGCCTTTTTTGGGTAAAACGGTTCGTCTTCCTCGTCGCTGTTTAGCTTTAGGAATCCACCCTGTCTAAACCTAAGCAATGCCTGAGTAGAGGAGTCAACGAGATCGTCATGCTCCCCTGATGGGAATGCTGCAAACTCTTCAATTACTTCTTCTGCAAATCTTAGTTCAGGTGCCCAAACAATACCGGACGCAAAAAGATCCGACACAGCGTTTACCCTAGAAATCTTATCGTTCCCTCTGGACGGGGTGTACTCAGAAACTGGAATACCCATTGCCCTTAATTCAAATATTAGCGGCGTTCCTGCAGCCTTTGCCTCTACGATAAAAGCATCAGGTTGCCAATCAACCCACATTTCATAAGCTGTTTTCTTCAGTTCTGGGAACTCTAGCCTTTCCTTGTGCGCGTCAAGAAGAATAATATTTGGCTGTTCAATACCAGACCCGTCCGGATGATAGAACACTCCCCACGTTGTACATGCAGAGAAGTCGGCTCTTTGTGTTTTAAGAAACGCAGTATCCCAAGATTGAATAATAAACTCGCACATTGGCGGCTTATCTCTTTCCCAAGTTTTCCACCACTCCCTTTTAACCAACGCACCCTCTTCTGACGTAGGGTTCTGCTGATACTGAGCGTTCCATTTTGGAGCGGGTAGTTCATTTCTTAAAGCTTCCAGCTCATCTCTAGGCCAGAACTCAGGCCAAAGAGGTTCGTCTGAAGGCATTAAAGCCGGGAACTCTATAAGCTCCCATTCATCCGATCCCACTCTTTGCAAAGATGACTTAAGAATTTGCCCAGTTAAGTCCCGCTTATGCCAGCGAGTCATAACAAGGATAATAGATCCTCCGGGTTGGAGGCGCTGTCGAGGCCCAGAAGTATACCAGTCGTATACACGGTCAAAGACGGAAGGGTCAGAGCTTTGACCTTCTTGCTCACTATGAGGGTCGTCGATAACAAGAAGATCCGCGCCTTTACCGGTGACGGCACCACCAACACCAATAGCGAAATATTCACCACCTTTGTTGGTACTCCAGCGACCAGCGGCCTTGGAGTCGGACCTCAACAGCACATTTGGAAATATGGACTTGTAGTCATCGCTGTCTACAAGGTTTCTAACTTTACGCCCAAACCCAACAGATAACTCTGCAGTGTGAGCGGATTGAATTATTTTTTTCTCTGGGTAGTTACCCAAGAACCATGCCGGAAGAAGGAACGATGCAAACTCAGACTTGGTATGCCTTGGAGGCATATTCACTATAAGCCTTTTAAGTTCACCGCTAGCAACTCTTTCAAAGGCATCGGCCATAATCTTATGATGCCGACCTTCGATAAAAGCCGGCCAAACCTTATTGACGAAACCCATAAAGGTATGTCTAGCTTTTTCTTTTTTCTCAGCATCTTCTAGCTCTTCCAAAAGAATAAGAATTTCTTCTTGATCCTTAGCTGGTAGCTGATCAATGTTCTTTAAAAGGTCTGGGTCTATTCGATCTTCGATAGCCATACTTAAAACTTAGCCCTCTACTTAGTCTTAGCTGCCTACTTATACTTAGTAGGCTACTTATTAGTAGACTTCTAAGATACTGACTCCTAAGTGTCGTTCCCTCCAAGGGAAACGACCTAGACTCCTTTGTTAAGTAGCCTGCTTAGTACACAGTTGTCACTTTGATTCTACCATATTGCCCCCCCTTGACAGATAAGTCAAACAACTAAGTCAAAAATTTGCAAAATATTTTTGGGGCATGGGACTCCTTGCTTAAAGTTGAAAACAAAAGGGGTGACAAAGTACATGTGACATGCTTTCTACCAGAAAAAAAGGTAATTATTTGAGCGTATCACTATGTATATGGATATGCGGGTACGGCCCGCGCTAGGGGGGGTGGGGGGTAGGTGTGTGAGCCCGATCCTGCACAGAAAAAAGGCCCATCGACCTCCGGTCAATGCAGGTCGTCGTCATCCCTTCTACCATGGTCAGCATCGCCACCTTCCCAGCTCAGCCCAGCCAACCTCTGGGCCAGCTCAGCAGCCACCTCTGATGCATCCCGCTCTTTAGTCGTGACGTTGATCTCCGAGGTGAACAGGCCAGCAGCTTTACCGAGCAGCTCAGCCGCTCTCAGCTTGGTTGAGTCGGTGGGCTCTGCGGAATCCATCCAACCGCGCAGCTTGCTCAGAACTTTGTCCCTGTCGGAGAGGGCAGAAGCTGCAACAGCGCGCTCTCTAGCAGCGATTAGCGTATCCACCCTTGACCTTATCTCAACCTGTCCCATCAGCCTTGACGCCAGCGTATGGATGCTTGCAGCCGTGGTTGAGTCCGAAGGCTCGTATGCCTCCCTATATGCATCTGCTTGGGTCATCCCTGATGCTACACATCGGCAGAAGTGCAACTGTTTAGGGGTCATGTCTCTGGCTGCCATGTCTATTCATCCTTCAATGATTGATCACCGGATTCTACCGGACCGATTCCGCCTTGCACAGAAAGGTATGACTTGTCAACGTTGACATGCGACATGCTTTATGCATTCCGATTTAAATATTTATCACTTAATGCTTGACAGCCATTAGACGCATTCTGAGCCCCTCTGAGGCGTTTTAGGGTTACCCCTACTCATTGGTCAAGTAATGACAGAAAACGTCTTACAGGGAAGATGCCTTATATATCAATGACTTATGACACACCTAAAGTCTTGCTTCTACTTATACCAAAAAAACAACTCAAGTGGCTGGGGCTAAATCCGGATAATGCCCCCGACTGCTATCCTCTATGGTCTCATCAGTGACTGCGGGCTGAGGTAAAGACCCCCCAATATATCGACCCCCGACCAATCGATCCGTGCTCTGTTGTCATTGATCATTCAATGGGTGTTGCATGTCACTTGTCATTAGTTTATTGTTCGGTTTCGTTTCAGTTATATCCAGAATCGAACAGCGACACCGGCGACGAGGAGCCCAGCGATACCGCTAAATCCTGCGGGGCGAGAGCCCTACCCCAATGAAGCGAACCACCGTACTGCAAGTGGTCGACGGTAAGACCGGAGCTGAGGGGATCTGAACGGCACAGGATAATGTCGGCGGGGCGGAGGTCACTCAAT